TCACGTTCTTCGTTGTACAGAGCAGAAATAAGTTTCGCAGGTTCAGTTTGGATCCACTTTTTACCTGCCATGTATGACCAGAATAAAGTTGTTTTACCAGTTCCAGGTTGACCACCAACTGCTACAATCTTGCGTCGCTTTTTATCCATCGTTTTCTTCTCCATAAACAATTTGTCTGTTGTTCCAAAATCATCCTTAAACATTATACCATAAACTCCTCTAATAAGTCAACACTAACTTTATCAACATCATCATACATCCACTCGAGTCGAGAAATTCTACCAGTATTGATAAACGATTTGAACCATTCTTTATTGATACCAAGTTTGTTGTTCAGTCTTGAATCTAGAGTTTCTGTTCTGGCTTGCCACAAAACTTCCCATTCAATACCATACCAACCATCTGCTTCACATTTGATAATTTCTTCAGCACAACGATCATTGTAGTATCCAAGATATCTGCCATGATGTTCTCTAAAGATTTTTTTAAATGAACACAAGCATGTTTCCATAGTGAAGAAATTTACTTCAGATGCCAACTCAGGATTTCTTATTCGAACCTCTTGTAGAATTTCAGTAGCGAATCTCTCAAGAGAGTCATAATCTTTTGCGTCCAATTTTCTATCGTAATCACTGTCTCTTCCAGCTGCGAAAAGTAACCCATTACGGTGAGAACGAGACCCAGAATAATCGCTAAGCATGAGAGAGCTAGGCTCCATATCAACTCCAGCAGTATGACGCAAATGCTGTAAATAAAACCAAGTAGAATAGCGACCAAACTTATGCAGCTGCCCTTTAACACTTGTCCATAAATTGTCGAATGTTTGGGTAGGATTGTCTCCGTAATACTGTTCCAACGATTTTCGTTGAGTCCCTGAGCCGATAAATTCTTTGTAACTCGCAAACATGACTGGAAGATGACCCTTATTCCATTTTGTGTCGGTTTGATAACGTAGTCGTTTATAATTTTCACTGTTCCATTTCTCCATTCTGTCAACTGTCGCCAACTCGAAGTCTGGGAACTCATTCAGCAGTACCCATGCTGTTGGCAAATAGTATGTGTTGCCGTATAACCATGCTAACCATAGACGTTGTTCTTCGTTATGTTCATAACGTTCGTGAAGATAATTAGTCATCCAAACAGCTGGATCGCAGTCTTTATATTTCACAGACCACGTAAACCATCGGATAAATGCTTCACGTCTATTTTCTTTTTCTAAGAAGTTCATTCCATAAATTCCTCAAGTGATGGTTGATCCATCAACGCATCACGCAACCATGCTTTACCGACAGCATCAATAGCAGCTTGGGTTTTTGCTTTCTTCTTGTCACCCCAAGAATAAGATTCTAATCCTTCTTTCTTGAATTGATCACGTGCCTTATGTGGGGGAAGAACATCATGCGGATAAACAATAGCATGATCTCTGTATGCGATCTGTTCTTCACGAGTAGAGAACAATGGTTGATCTGAGCGAAGTGAACCTGTAGGATCTACTGCCCAAAAGATAAGACCATTCTTATAATGCCATGTAACTGAAGATGGAGTACATGAGATTTTCAGTCGCTCGATACCACGATCTTCAACTGCAAACCGAATGTACTCATCCCAGATTTTGCTGGCGTATCCTTTACCCTCATGTCCCTGAACAGTTACAATCTCGTACAAGTTACTATACTTGTCACGATTAAACGTAGCAAAGATTAATGAAACAATTTCATTGTCAACTTCCAAAGCCATAGCAGGACACTTTTCATAATTCTTGAAACGTGTCCATAGAGAATGAGCAGCACTAAGAAACTTAGTGTTTTTACCAGCAGGTGCTGTGTCAATTATCTCTTGTACTTTGGTTGAGTTAACAAATAACATTTGTGTTTTGAAAGTCATATTCTCCATCAACCTCAATCTTTTCAAATAAACATGCTTGGTGTTCATCAAACGTCATCTTAAGGTTCATGGGAATAGAAGTAACTTCCCCTTTGATACCACTACGTTTAACAACATCTAAGGTTGAAGTAATTATACTACACCGTTCATTGGTTGTCAAATACAATGGTCGTTTACCATTACGGTATGTTGTAATTGTTCTGTCTGAGTTAAGTTCACACACAGCCAGAGAAGCATCTTTCCATACAACTAATGGTTCATCACCATTCTGTCTTGTACGCAGAAGAAGTTCGGTGTCATTTCGAGTTTTTGTCTGGTAACCATATAATGATTCCCAGTTCTCAGGCAACTCTTGTGAAATGACACCGTTGTGCACTACTGAAAGTTTATCATCAGCAATCGGCTGATTAAATTCCAGATCACTGGTGCTATATCGACAATGTCCAACGAGATAGAGATTTCCATCTTCGTTAACGCACTGATCAAGATAATGAAGACTATCAAACTGATCTGCAGCGACAGGCGATTTTCTTGTTATCACAGATCCATTACGAACATAAGAAAAACCTGTCGCATGTTTCCCTCGAATTTGAGACTCGAGGAACAGACGTCTTACCATAGTAAAATCATCATATGTAGGTTTGTCGATAATCACACCAATGATGGCACACATATTATTTACCCGAAAAAAGAATCAAGAGTTGACGTTGTGGCAACTGCCTCTGGATGGTACTGCTCTAAAACTTCAGCACCAAGTTTTTGTTCAGCGAATTGATACCATTCATCTGAAGTCCACATTCCTGGAGATACACCATTCCAAAGTTTACGCCACTCAGGATGTTCTTTGTTTTGGCGACGAGTGTCAACAAAGTTCTTACGGCACTGCTCATATTCCCAAGATCCAAGTTCTAACATTTTCTCTCGGAAGTAAACAACCAAAGAAACACGTTCAGTTTCATCGTCATGAAGTTCAATTGGTGTGTTACCGTGCATCACTTCATGGTTATTGATCAGCAGTAGATCTCCAGGACGAGGATTAACTGCAACACGATACTCTGGTGCTACCAAGTATCCACCTGAGTAGTTACCATTGTTTGACAGAACGAGTAGGTTTGACAATCCATCATTCAAGTCACCAGCATCGTAGTGCGCAGCAGTACGGAATGTTTTATTAACAGTAACCGTAGTGAATGGTGTTTCTGGAACTAAGAAACGAGGATCCATCTGCCGAGCAGCTTTCATCTGATTCTCATAACGCCATGGCAACAAGTCTTTGAAACCTTTTGCCAGAGATTGTAGGAATGGAAATGCCATCGCAAATTTCTCAGGGAACTGCTCTGTATAAGATGTAGAACGTCCATAAGGAATTCGTGGATAACGATCAAACCATCCAGCAATACCAGACATAACACCATTCGCATAGGTTGTCTTACAGACATAACGATTGATGATCTTGTTGGCTTCTGCTTTCTGACCATCTGCGTCTAGTTTGCGTGTATGTTCTACCCATTCATCAAAGTTGAAGTTGTCTGCTTTGACTGCAGCAATACCCCATACCTGTGAACGATTAGAAATATCTGCTTTCTTGCCAGCATGGGCTGCACGAATAACATCAATTGGATCTTCACCAAAGATATTCTCGGTGGGTTTCAAGAAGTAGTCGATAATATCAAATTCTTCTGCAGTTACCCACTCACGATTACCCAATTTACCTTCACGTGGTCCAGCTGCTAGTCCACGGTTTTGGGTTTCAACAGCAGCTTCACGCAGACCAATATACGCTTGGTCTTGTTGCTCTTTTGAGAAGTAGTTCTTACGGAACTTCAGAACAATACGTCTCTCATCATGGGGATCTTCACCATACTCTGGTGGAGCATATACATCACAATCATAATCAATGAGATGATCGTAATCACTTTCATCTAGGAACTGACCAAGACGGTGTTCCGCATCGTACTTTTTGTCTGCTACGATTACTTTTACCATTTCTTTCCTCTTTCTTTAAAACTTAAATTCGCTAAAGGTATCATTATGTATGCTTTCTTTCTCGGCACTTGATCTGGTCGAAACTGGTTTTGTCTGTCCAGTATCAGAAAGATCAGTTTGTGCAGAAGGTTCAACATCATATAGTTTCATCTTAGATCTATCAACACCAATAACGAATCTTTTGTAGTAACTAGGATCATTATACCTGTTTTTAAGTTGCTTGACAATGATTTGATTCAGTTCTTGCAACTCTTCATTAGACACCAAAGCAAACATAAAGTCAGCAGTGGCAGGTAGTCCAAATGATTCAGAGGTATCTTCAAGTCCTGGATCCGAGTTTGCGAAACCAGAACGAGTAGTTTGTGTAGCTGAAACAATCGGAACATTATACTCAACAGCTAGTCCACGTAGTTCTTCTGCAATTGCCTTAACATATGTATAAGAATTGATATTTGCGCCTTGCTTCATACGTTGTGAAGAACAGATATTCAGATAGTCAATCATAATAATATCTGGTTTGAAATCTCGTTTGACTTTCAATTCTTCTAGCAATGCTCGGAAGTGACCAGCATGCGCCCCTGCGGTTGGATATTCTTTGACAATAAGATTACCCTGAGTCTTTGCTCTGATCTTTTCTAACCTACGTTGGAAGATGTCTTTGTCGATAACCTTTAACTCATCCATAGAAAGATTCATGAGGTTAGCATCAATACGTTCAGCAATGCGCTCCTCAGCCATCTCCATGGTGATATACAAAACGTTCTGCCCTTGTTTCAATGCACCACCAGCAACGTGACACATAAACAAAGACTTACCAACACCAGTACCAGCAAGAACAATGTTCAATGTTTTGCGTGATAAACCACCCTTTGTGATCTTATTGAATAGATCTAGATCGAATGGAATCTTTTCTTCAACACGATGATAAAACTCATAACGACTTTCAAAGTCATTGATGTAATCGTGACCAACATGATTGTCAAATGATACGCCCAACGCTTCACTCAGAATAGTTGGGATGGCATCTTGTTGGTATGTTTTATTTCTACCATCAATAATAGAAATAGACTGAAGAATAGCATTGTAGACTGCTTTGTCTTTACAAAACTTCTCTGTGGAAGAAACCATCCACTCTTCACTGGTAGGTTTTACATAGTTTAGATTGTCAATAAACGTGCCAATCTCAGCTACTTCTTTATCATTCAGATCCTTACGGTTTCCGATTTCAATAGACAGTATCTCTTTGGTTAATGGTTTATTATATTTCTCAAAGAACTTAACGATTTCTTCTGATAATACTTGTTCCTTTCTATCAGTAAAGTATTCTGGTTTAATGAATGGTATTACTTTCCTGCAATACGTCTCATCCTCAATCAAATTACTTAAAATCGTTTGTTCTATTCTCATTCAGTCCCACCAGTATATGTCAAATTGTTTTGCATCAAGCCACCATTGAGTAGTTCGACTAGAATGTCACCAATGTAATTCCTGAAGTCCTGATTGTTGGTGTCTTCATTAGTTGGATTGTGGTGAACATCATAGTCAAACTTTACTCGGAGAACGTCTGCATCTTCAATGAGACGAACTCCACCGTAAGTATAGATTATACCACAATATGGTTCCAATGTCAACTCAACGACATCGAAACCATTTATCTGGTCATCACGAACTCGGTAAGTCATCTAACACATCCAGTGCTTCGATCTGTTCAGAAATATCTTCATCCTTGATAATCTGACTTGTAGCGATAGCATACTTGTCTTTGACAAAGGTGTAAAAACTCTTTTGTGCGATAATAGGCATCCAGAATTCTTTAGTGTCTGTATCTTTGATGCGATACTTTTTATCTTCCACTTCTCCAGTTTCTACATCCACCTTTGAGTACCAGCCATTAGATGGTTTAACTACATGACCTGACTCAATAGCCAGATCAAGGAGACCAGACCACTTAGATATACCCCCATCAAACCGAACACTAACAGGAATCTTCGACTTCTCACGTACATAGCGAGATTTTTCAACGTTGATGATAAAGTTATAACCGACAATGTCTGCTCCTTCTTTGTCTTGCTGACGACCAAGAATAAAAATGTTGTCAGCTGAATAATATGAACCAGTACCACCACCAACAATATCTTTCGGGAACAAACCGATTTCTTTGTATGTGTGGTTAACTACTACCATTGGAATGTCTTTCAGAGACAGATGTGGCGTGACCATACGGAACAGAGACTTCATCTGTTTCGCACGAGACATATCTGCAACTGCTTTAGCATTCATGGCATCTTCTACTTCTTTCTTTGAAGCCAAGTTACCAATAGAGTCAATAACAATAATGACATGTTCACCACGCTCAATCTGATCCATCTGTTGCATGATGTCGAACTTCAGTTGTTCTACATCGGTAATAGGAGTATGAAGAACACGAGAGGTATCAATACCGAATGAGTCAAAATAAGACTGTGGAGTACCAAACTCGCTATCGTAGAATAAAAGAACAGCATCTTCATATTTGTCCAGATAAGATTTTGCCATCAGTAGACTGAAGGCAGTTTTGAAGTGTTTGGATGGTCCAGCCCACATAGTAAGACCTGGAGTAAGACCACCATCAAAACGACCAGACAACGCAACGTTGATGATCGGAATTGAAGTAGGAATCATATCCTTCTTCGTGAAGAACTTACTGTCCTTCAGAATAGCAGTATCCTTAATGGTGCTATTCTTTTTAAGTTTCTCAAGAATACTCATTATCCAACCATCCATTTCTGTAGTTCGCCAGCAGGTAATGCGCCTGTCTGTCGTTTCATCTCTGTGCCATCTTCTGATACCATGATAAGAGTTGGAACACTACGCACACCATACTTGATGGCAGTTTCGTTGTTCGTATCAATATCAATATTCTCGATATCTGGAAGATCGCCCATTCCTTCTAGGGTCGCACTCAACGCTTTGCATGGACCACACCAATCAGCATAAAATTTTAATACACGCATTTACTTCTCCTTATTAATACATATTAGTATACAGCATAAAACACTACAAGACAAGTTAGACATTTGGTCCAACAAACCATCCTACTAATGCTTTTCGTGTACCCTTAGTGACTGGCTCAACTTCGTGCAATAAATCTGCGTCAAATAGAGCAATAGTCCCTTTAGTTTTTTTCACACTTCGTTTCTCAGGACAGAAGATAGAAAGATCTCCACCCTCATAATCCTCTTCGTCTGATAGTTGAATTGTGAAAGAAAGTTTCCTACGATATCCACCCATAAAATCTTTATCATCGTAATGTGCTTTGTAGTGCCCATTCTCTTCTGAATTGTAGATTGAATACTGTAGAGGTTCAATAAAGTATAATTGTTTACCAAACCCTGACATGTTAGCAGGAACGACAAAGTTAGCAAGTTTTTCATATAACCATCGTGTGTCTTCATTTGCATGTAGCCATTTGATGTCAGAAGAACGATATACTTCTTCATTATCACCCTGCACTGCTCCACCCTGCTCCAGTTCAAATGCCTCAGCATTCTTTTCTAGTCGTGCGATATCTTCATCATTTAGAAAATTATCAAGCACCTTCACCGACATATAATTTTGTAATAGCCAATACATTATCCGAAAAACTCCTCTAGGTTAGCTTCCTCTTGCGCTCTCCACCCAAGAGGTTCAATAACAATTTGAATAGCATCAATGAATGTTTTTTCAAACTGTTTGTCATAGTCTATGTATGAGGTAAGTTCAAACTCTTTGGGGAGTTCAGAAGGAAACGCAATAATATCCTCCTGAAAAGGGTTTGGCTTTTTAACATACACAAATTTAATTTTATCACCAGAACGAATTGGTTGATACTTATTTTCTAGACCAATTCTCTTAACGTGATGGTTGAACAATAACGCACCCCTAATATGGATAGGAGTACCCTTTGTGTAAATTGGAGAACCTGAATACTTCTTAATGTCTCCAACAGA